TCTTTCGCCCAGTCGTGAAAGTTATCGTCACCTCTGATTGTGTCAAAGTCTGGATGCCTTTCTTGTAGAGCCGTTTCAGCTTCTCTCGCTGCAATCTGTGCTTCTCTGCCTTCAATGACAGAAAGTTTAGAACGCAACGTTTCCACTTCTTGTTGGCTACGCATATGAGCTACAGTTTCTACCGTATCATACAGATCAGGAAACTCTTCTCTAAAACGATCTAAGTCCTCTTGAGACTTTGGAGCTTCGTACACAGGTTCAGACGCTTGAGTCTGTTCCAACATGTCCTGCTCTTTTCGTTTAAATTCGTTAAGTTTCTGATCATAATGTTTCTTTAGGTCGTCGTAACGCTTCTTATAGTTAGTACTGGGTTGGCCTTCATCATCATCAGAAGGGGCCTTTTTATTACGGGTAGCCTTCTGCTGTTGAGGTTCGTTATCTTCTTCATAATATAAGCTTTCACCTGCATTGTTTGAGGGCTTTGAAGGCCCTTGCTTGTGCCACGCTTTACGCGCATTATATGGATTGGATACTTCTTCCTCTTCGTGTGCCTGTTCGGACATTCTACTCTCCTTTCTACGGGGCTTGTTTCTTTCAAGGTAGCCTATTTCAAACGTCTTTAGAAATGGGTGCTTGTACTACAAGGTAGCCGTACTTATTTTATTTTATCGGCGGTTTCCCATAAGGCTGGGCATTTGCTTTAAGCTATCTGGGATCTGATTAGAACCTAACATAGTTTTCTCTCTTAGGTATTCATCTTCCTCCTGCTCTGGTTCCTCATATAGTCCATAAGGATTATTAAGTAAACCTCCTTGGGCGTAACGCGCCATACCTCCACTAGATTTTCGTTCAGCATCATCCATCATTACTTGAAGATTATCTGCACCGATCTCACTAGTAGCTTCTTCAGTGACCACAAACTCTCCATCGCTTAACCGCGCAGGAATAGAATCTGATACACCTGTTCCGGGGCCTTCAACTTCTCCAGCCCCAGAAAACTCTGATGCAGTCGTTATGACTTTATCAAAGATGTCACTAAGCATTGAATCTGATTCCAATACTCCTATTAAATACTCTTGTTCTGTCTCGTCTAAAGACTGACCTAGCACTTCCTCTAGATAAGCTCCTTCCATTTCATCATCAGGGAGCTGCTCTTCTGAAGCTGTTGCCTGTTCTTCTGGTGTAAAAGTGTCTACAGGTTCTTCAGGAGGCATCATAGACTCTTCTTCTTCTAGAGCCATCTCAGGTGGTACAAGCATTGAACCGCCTTCTGCATATTTTTTCTTATTCATCATACTTTCTCTCCAATTCTGATTTTACAATGTCTTTTAGATTCTCTAATTTAGCCAGAGAACTCAGCTTCCCCTGACTGCGGAACAGCTCCAGTTCCGATGTTGCCACCGCCAGTACCTGTTGCTCCAAGGTCTTGAGGCTGTTGAGGTACTCCTTCAGCGGGAGCCACATCTCCGGGTTGTTCACCAGCGGGGCCAGCTTCCGGGCTAGTTGCTTGTCCAACATTGTTTTGCATCCCTATAATTTGAGCCATTAGTGCTGCTTCTTCTGGATTGTTGATCAGTTCGTCTGGATCAAGGTCAAGACTGTAAGCTAGTTCACTAATAAGCTTGTTCATTTTAATGAAAGGCGCTATAGCAGGGTTCTGAGCAGTTTGTAAGAACATAGTAAGACGTTGACTACGTACTTCTTTCTGCATAAGGCTATTAGTACCCGTTGCTTTTACTTCCAAGTCCCCTTTAACGTTTAACTTAGACTCTAGGAACTGCATGTTCCACTGAAAGTAAGACTCTCCCATTGGTTTTAGTAAGAAATCATCAAGATTCTTAATAACTGTCTTAATATTAAGAGATGCAGCACCCAGTAGCATAGACATACCAGATGCAGTACGCGTCATACTCTGTACACCTGTCTGACCGTGCGAATAACTAGGTATACCTGTCTGTTCATCAGCTAACTGACGGAACTTATCAAACATCATCATGTTTTCTTGTGAAGTATTAGGGAATTTCAAGCCGTTAATAGCTGTTCCGGGCATACCTGCTTGTCTTCTAAAGACTTTGCCGGGATAAATCTCCATGCTTTGACCGCTTACTAAGGCTGTTTCGTCTACATCAAAGACAAGAGAACCTGAAAGAGCTAGATTGTCAATAGCCATACGCGCATGACCATTCATGATCCTTTGAGAGTCATCCATGTTCTCTGCAACGCCTATACCAAAGAAACTGTAAGGGTTACGTTCGTAGGGGAAGGCGTGATAAGGAAGTCTGAAGGGTGTAAAAGGATTAACAACTGCTCGTAGCATCTGTCCATTACAAATCCAAGCATTTACTTGTACTTCGTCTAGATCGTCTACTTCATCAGGTATATCCATACCGACTTCACGAGCGTACTCAGCATCAATAACGCCCCAGTACTCTAGTACCTCAAACTGACCGCCGCCTTCTTCACTAGTACGGTGATCATCTTTAAGCTCTTGCTCATAATCTTTTTCTTCGTAGTTAGGGCCTAAAGCAAGAGCCTGTCTAATAGCATCTTTATCGAAGTAAGGCATTCTAGCGAGTGAACGTATCTTAGTACGGTTCATCCTGTGACGATGAAAGACGTACTCTGCTTCGTTTATGTTGGTAGCGTTAGGATCTGGGAAAAAGTCCCATATACTTACAAACTCAATACGAGGGACACGTACATCAACAGGTTTATGTGTTCTGTTACCTTCGTCATCCTCTTCCCAACGGTTTAAAGTTTTGTTGAAGTTGAAAGGGCCTTTAACAATGCCTGTTCCAAAAAGAGCCGACTCGAAAAGCGCGTTACGTATTTCACTAGCACCGTTAGACTCTTCAATTTGATCGTGTATAAGCTTCTCTAAACGTCTTGCAGCCTCTTTAGCAGGGCTGACCTGTATGCTTTCAGCTGTTATAGCAGGGCCTTCAGTAAGCTTCTCTGCTCCTAGTACTTCAAGAGGGACATCAGCAAAAGTACCTGAACCGTAAGTAGCCCCTGCCTTTAATACTTTACCGTCACCAGAAAAACCAACATCAAAAGGGTTCTCTTCTGTGTTTTCTGTGTTTTCTTTGTCTTCTTTCTTTTCGGTAGTCGTTTCTAAACCCGGTAAAGGGTTCTGAGGATCTAGATGAGCATACTCGCTAATACCTTCTGGTACTTTTGTTTCAGCAACACCGATAGGAAACTTGTTACCACCGAATATAACATCAACAAGCTGTCCGAAGGCTGCTAGAACTTTAGTCTTTGTAACTTTGACGAAAACTCTAGACTTCTCTGATTCACGGAAACGGACGTTCTTACCGTACAGACCACGATAGTTGTGATAAGCAGTAAGCCATCTTTGCTCGTCCAAGTCTCTAGCACTTTCAGCCTGTTCGTAACGATCCATAAGAAGACCAACGAAATTAATACGCAGTGACTCTTCTAGCGTAAGCTGGAGGCCGTCTTCGTCTTCGACTTCTTCAAAATATAAGCCGTTAGATGTAAGGCTGTTGTCTGAACTCATTTATTTTCCTTAGCAAACCATAAACTCTGTTGCAATGTTGTAGTTAAAAATACACAGAGTCCTGTTGAGTTAACAGAACCCTGCGTTAACTAGCTCTATAGTTCTTGGAACCTAGCAATATAAGTAACAGTCGTAGCAGCAGTTGCTAAGTCAGCACCAATAGGTCGCAGAGTAACAAAGATATTACGTGCTCCTGCACTGTACAAAGCTGCTGCAATTACGATAGCTTCTGTAGTGGCTGGGCCACCTTTAGGGCCGATACCTGTTGTAGCAAACTGGTTGGCTGCTTTACCACTAGCATTTGAAATGATATTCAAAGGCACGTTAGCAGTCCAAGTTACAGCAGCACCACCGTCATCTAGAAGAGCTGTAGCTGCAAGTAGCTGTGCGCCAGCAGATGCAGTACCAATAGAGATGTCTAGGTCATTACCTGAAGAACCAGCTGTAACAATGTTACCTGCTGGATAAGCAATCAAATCTGTTAGGATTGTACCTGCTGGCTGTGCGATAGTAACGATAGTATTTGTATCGTCAGTTACGGCAATAGTACCAGTAGTCACTTTGACTTCCTGAAGAGTTGTTACTTGTTGTGTAGGGTTAGTAGTTTCTACGCGAGATGCAAGTCCTCTTACGTCACCTGTTTTTGCTGAGTTACGTCCTGTATCTCTAATATTTACTGCTGTCATTTTAAAATCCTCGATTAAGTTATATAATTATTTTACTACTAGTTAGTAGCCGAAGTTTATTATTATTAGTATCCAAATTCCGAATCAACAGGAGTATAAGCCTGTTCCATTCTCATGTGTCTAAGCTGACCAAAGATATCATTTACTCTTGGCCTAGACATAATAAGATACCTTAAGGCATCATAAGCATGATCAGGAGCATGTGTATCAACATCTTCGGGGTTAGATTTATCCAGAGGAATACTTTGGAGTTCTTTTATCAAGTTAGGACAGCTATTAAATATTTGTATTTTTGGTCTGCCACTTGGTTGAACTCTTAAGTATTCGTGGATTTGAATCTTTCCTTGAATTCTGTTCTTGTCTGCTCTACGCAGTTTATGCCCAGCACGTTGAAGTGTCTCTCCAACTGTAGGGCCTGTTGTACCTGTTCTATTCCATGCTGCTGTGTCTAATACACCTGAAACAGAAAAAGGGTCTTCAAGCTCCATATTAGTAATCATTGCAGCTAGGTCAACACCTGTTAAACCTTTACGATATAATTCTCTGTATATGATTAATGTTCCGTCACTAGGATCAACACAACCCCAGATACAAGAACTTTCAGAGGCATAGCCGTAGTCAATTCCTTTTATTCTTTCCCAACCTACAGGTATTTCAAAAGGTGTAATAACATGAACAGCCATATCGAACTCTGTAAAGGCTGCACCTTCTGTAATATCCCAGTTGCCTTCTAGGAGCTGTCTACGTTGTACTTCTGGTAGAGCTTTAAGCATTTGTTCGTATCTACCATCTGTAGACAGATACGGATTGTCTTCTAAACGTGCTGGTATAAATCTTCTTGTTAAGCCGTCCTGACCTACATACGATGTATTAGGTGGTGATGGACTTACATATCGTTTCTTTACCCACGTTGCACCAGCACCACCGGGGTTAGCTGTACATCGCATATAAGGTGTAATTAAAGAATCTGTTGTTCTTAGTCGTGAGGCTAAGTAGTTCCAAGCAAACTCTGTTGTTAAGTGAGTGATCTCATCGAAACCAATCCAACTATATGCCTGTCCCTGATAGCGGTAAACATCTGCATCTCTTTCTAGATAACCAAACTCTAGTTTAGCTCCACTAGGAAACGTCCAGATCTTCTCAACTTCTCTAAACTTACAACCCGGAAAAGCCTTGGGATATAACTCCCTAGACTTATCTATTAACTCTCTTAGTTCAGGCATTGAACGTCGAAGTATCAAAGCCCTGTGAGCAGACCTGTGTGCAAACCTCAGAGGGTCTATGATCATCGCATAGGACTTACCACCCCCTGCTGCACCACCGTAGAGAACGTCTGTCTCAGGGGCTGCTAAGAAGTCTGTCTGCGGCCCTTCGTTTGGTCTAAAGATAACATTCTCTAATGCTTCTTCTTTTAACCTAGTAGGTAGACTCTCAATGTCTGCTACAATCTTACCTTCAGTTGATACTTCTTTATTGTCTAATTTATTTAGGGTAGATCGCGAAGTCTTTAGAGAGTTCTTTTGATTCTTTAACTTTAATTCAGCTTTTGCTATTAACTTTTCTTTTGTACGTACTGCTTTATTAGCAGCTAGTCTAGCCTTAGTAGAAGAGCTAAAGTTATATCCTCTGGACTTAGTACCTTTCTTACGGCCTCCTTTTTTCTTTGGAGTACCATCAACCTTTAAGACAAAGTTACCTTCTTCATCTTTTAAGTAGTCATCTGGCTTAACTTCCCAATCTTTCATATATTAAGTTTTTTAGCCCTTGATGACTTATTTTTCTATCTGTTTTATATTCTAACCAAGCAGAGCCTTCACGAAGACTAAGCGAACCTTCAACAACTAAAGCTTTGATTGCCTGTAAAGCTAGAAGTTCCTTAGGAACCTCCTCTAGCATTTTAGGATCTTCTTCTGTTACTTTGTACCCAAAGGGAATAACACTACTACGTTTCGGGATGTTCAATTATTATCTCTTCTTTTGCAGGTAAAATAAATACTCCACCTGAAACAGTGTGACTAACATCTAGCCTATCAGACTTTCAGAGTCCAATACGATCTAAGATGGTCTGTGCAGCCTGTAGCCTTATATTAGCTTGAGGTACTGGTTGCTCAGAATTCATAATTGAAGTCAGTTTAAGTGCAGCTTGAGGTGCAGATTGTGCGAGGATATTGGATGCAAGGTCTATTATTTCAGTCTTTAAAGATTTTGTAACCTGTCCATGATTCCCCGCATAACCTGCAAGCTCTGCTGCTTTCTT